GATGTAGCAGTGGTGTTTATGGTTCCATCTTCATTGCTGGAACCTGCACCGTTAGCCTTCCATTGCCAAGCGATATAATTTTCCGTATTTGTGTTTACTTTATCATCATCGCCTAAAGCAAACCCATCCGATTCAAAGCCAGTTAGTGTATCGGCATCCGTGACTTCAGCATCGGCATCATTACATTCCATAATTTTTGTTGCACCCCTAACCGCATCCGTCCAAATATGGCTATCAGCAGCATCTCTGTTTTTGATCCAGACCCAATCAGGCTGAAATGTGTTATTACCAGATTGATTAATGGATTGAGTTGATCCATTGCCAGTATAGGTCGTTGACTGAAAATATTTTGATGGGTCTATAATGCTTGGGTCATCTAAATTATCTGTACTTAATGCTTTATAACCAGTTTGGCTTGGTGTAAATCCAGACTGTCCAAAATCAACAGTGGCGGTAACACCACTACCCGCCGTAGCAACGAAGATTTGCGTCATTGTATTTTGAATTGCAACGCCGCTATCCACAGCTACATAAGCTGTACCACCGATGACAACTCCAAGTCGGTTGTTGTCTTTATCAATCAACACCTCCATAAAGGTGTCCGCAGCGATACCGGCTGGCGCATCGGTTGTTTCGACAACTTTCGATCCGCTTCGTCGTGTTTGTATATCTCCAGAACTTGTGCCGTCTTCGTCGTAGTAAAAAACAGCATCGACCCCATTGGTGTCAGGATCACCGTCCGTAGCCTGCGGGGCCATCACCCCAACCATAAAGTTGTTGGCTGATTTTTTTACACGGAAAGCCCACTTACCAGAGCTTGGAATACCGATTGTCGCTCTGCGACTTACAAAGCCGGAACCCGTAGCAGCGTTTACAAGATTACCGTTACTAACTGTACCAGCACCGTCAAGGACATTAAGCACACAATGGTTATCAGTGGGTGTATCTGTAACCTGATCTGCTGTTGATAAACCGCTGCTAGCGTAATCATTTCCATTTCCTGACTCATCGTCGCCAAGATCAGAACTATCTCGCCCATCAATATGAAAGCCGTTTGTTCCATACGAACCAGAGTAATTTATCGCTACCCACTGGCCTGTCTCGGAACTTGTTTCACCGAAGCTGCTCGGCCCCAAACTGCTACCATCAACAAAGTTAATCTCTGAAAGGTATCCGTCGAAGAACTGAGACGAACCGACTACCTTTCCTATACTGTGTTCGCCGGTATTATTAAATGCAGTCTCGTAATTTAGCGGCGGATTTGTATCTGTTCCAAAATCAGTAACTTCTGAGCCATTGATGTAAAGACGCAATCTGTCTCCAGCGGTCGAATTAGTTGTGTCAACACGAAGTACCAAATGAGTCCATGCAGCCGGATCACGAAAAACTTGAGTCGTAACAATTCGATAGTTGTTACTGCCATCGGAATTAAAACCAAGTGTATTGCCGCTGAGAAACATAAGCCAGTCATCAGCTCCGGCTGAGAATATCGGTGCGTTTGCGCTGGTTATATTCGCTCGTTTAAACCAGCAGCTAAATGTAAATGTGCGGCGATTACCTGCGCTGCCGGGAGTACGATTAAGATAAGCAGAATCATCGTCGTTAAACCGAATACTTTGATCTATATCAAAACCACTTGCCTGACCACCCGCACCCATGAGAAGATTATTACTAAATACCATTCTTATTAATCCTAACTATAAGCTTGTGTCATAACTGCTTGAATATTCTCAGCAGTATCATCAGAAGAAATAGAGACTACAATATAGTCTAATCTGTCCATTGCATTATCACCTGTTGATAGTGTTGGGGCTGTGCCGCCAATAAAGTTCCAACAGGCATTATAAGCAACTGTACCAGAACCACCATCCTGCATCAGAAGAATACTACCAACCTGTCCTACTCTTGCATTCGTAGGCCGTGCCAGCGTATGTGCAGCAGTAACAGAGGTAAAGAAGTTCTGTGCTATACCGAAGTTCAGGGATACAGATGTTACACCGTTAATTGCTGTGGTATGTACAGCAGCCGCCGCTGACTCACTTAACTGTAGTTGTCCTTCCAGTGAAGTATTACCAGATACTCTGACAGTACCAAGGAAGCCAGCATTACCAGCAGCCGTTACCGTGCTAAGAAGATTGGTTGCCCCACCAACGCTAAGTGTAGAGTTCAGGCTTACTGCACCGGCAACGGTAACTGTTCCACCAAAGTTCGAGTTACCAGAGACAGAAACATCATCCTCAAATTCTGCCTTACCTGTTGCTAGGAATGTTCCTCCAACAGAAGTATTACCAGCTATATCTACTGCACCAGATACTGAAACTGCATCTTCAAAAATTGCTGCTCCTGCTACTGTAACTGTACTTCCAAAGTGTGCTGCACCTCCCACACTAAGAGTAGAAGCAAGCGATACCGCACCACCTATAGTAACTGTACCGCCTATGTTGACATTACCCGATACCGATACACTATCTTTAAATGTACCAGCACCCACTACAGTAACAGTGCTTGCCAGATTAGTTGCCCCGCCTACGCTAAGAGTTGATGCCAGAGATACAGCCCCTGCTACAGTTACTGTTGAACCAAAGTTGGCCGCACCGCCTACTGATAGTGTAGAAGCTAATGATACTGCGCCACCAACTGTTACAGTTCCACCAAGATTAGTATTACCACTTACTGATACATCATCTTTAAATGTAGCCGCTCCAACAGCAGTTACTGTTCCACCAACATGTAGATTACCACCAATCGTAGCATTGTTAACAGAAATATTTCCACTTATATCTGCTGAAATACCTGTTAAATTAGAACCATCTCCATAATAAGCACTTGCACATACTCTTGCATTTGCTGCCTGAACATTAGCACCGGCTATAGTTACTGTGCTTGCAAAGTTTGCTGCACCACCAACACTTAATGTTGATGCAAGCGATACTGCTCCTGCTACAGTAAGAGTACTGTTTAGATCAACAGCACCTTCCAGTGATGTTGCTCCAGCAACTCTGAGAGTACCTCCAAGTACAGTATTACCGGATACAGATACATCATCCTTAAATGTACCGGCACCTACTACCGTAACTGTAGAAGCAAAGTTAGCTGCGCCTCCTACACTAAGAGTTGATGCTAGACTTACTGCACCACCTACTGTTACAGTTCCACCAAAGTTTGAGTTACCGCTTACCGATACATCATCTTTAAATGTAGCAGCACCAACAACATTGAAGGGACCGCTAACAGATACACTGCCACCAACATTAATATAACCCGATACAGAAATATTTGTGGCAACACCAAGTTCAGCTTCCACGTTTGTAAGATTGGAACCATCGCCATATAAGAATGCAGCAGTTACATTACCAACTACATTTAAATTACCACTTACTGATACATTATCAGCAAAGTTAGCTATGCCTGTAACATCTAAAACACCACCGATAGAAGCTGACGTTGCTACATCAAGACGGCCACTAACTGATACATCATTTTTAAATTCTGTTTTTGAGGTTAACGTGGCTGCACCAGCCGCTGCGAATGTTCCGCCAACCGATACATTATTTTTTAGTATTGCTGCATTCTCTACTGTAACTGTAGATTTAAATGTTGCAGCACCCACCGCCGTTACCGTACTTTGAAGCTGTGCTGCACCCGATACAGTTACTGTAGAACCAAACTGTGCGGCCCCACCAATCGATACTGTGCTTTGCAGATGTGTAGCACCAGCCACCGTGGCAGTGCCGCCAACATAAAGATTACCACCTACCGTGGCATTGCTTACAGATATATTACCAGCAATCGTTGCAGTCACACCAGACAGGTTTGACCCATCTCCGTAGAAGGTGCTGGCACATACCTTATCATCCACATGAAGGTTTCCATCAAGAGATACTGATCCGCCTACTCCCAACGCACCAGTAATCTGAACTGCATTGGTTGCTACCTTCAGGGCAGTGTTAGTTCCATCACCAGTTTGTACTGCTTTCAGAGAAGTATCTACACCAGTATTGCTAGTTGAAGAACTAACAAGTATTACTTGCTTATATGTGTTTGATATTAGTTGGCTTGTTAAATCAGTCATATTAGATTCCAATACTTCTCCGTTGATCCCCACGCTGTGCTGGCCTGACTCCATGTAAGATTTCTACCGCCCGTATCTGGACGAGGATTGAGAATAGCTGGATTATCTCTCACATCAGGCACATGATTTTGAGGATGGTTCTTCAGATCAAACTGTCCTTCAAAGTCTTCGGGACATACCAGCATCCCATAACTGTTCATTTTCATAGTACGATGCGGATATACAAATCCACATACGTCGCACATAGCCAGTGCGTTTTTATTACTAGCCATTAGATGTACCTTAGTTTTGGCACAACACGCATTGAAGCTCTTTCCCTGTCCTCCTGCATAGCTCTGGCAAGACACTCTTCATAGTTTGCCTTCAGCATTTGTATACGTCCAGCATCCACACCAAATCGTTTCATTGACATATAATAAGAAAGTCCCGCCGTAAGGCAGGGTAAAAACCTTTTAGGAACATCAGCATTCTGATCTGCTGATTTATTTACATCTGTAAGTTCGCTAAACACTTCAATCTTTAAAACATCTGTGGAGTTCTCAGGAATAGGCCATACAGAAAGAACGGGGTTATCCCTGCCCCTCCTGATAGAATACTGAGATGATCTTCCAGTTTGTGTTTTATTAGGAATAAGCAAAAACTCTTCAGGCGTTATTCGTTCTAGTTTAATATCTGTATCATCTCTGTTAAGAACAACTTCAAGAGCATCTATAGTAGAAGAAGATAGATCATAAGAAGTAGTACTTGCAGTTACAGTAAGAGATGATACACTTGTAGTCCATAATAGTATACCACGGTTTTGCCAATCCCGCAACATTAAATTTACAGATCGACGTGCAGAAGCAGGTTCGTGACCAAGAGTATCCTCACCCCCGATCATTTCCATCGCTTCTTGTATAACCTCATCTATATCAAGGTTAAAGTCATATGTTCCTGAGACTGCCATTACGTTCTAAACCTTTTTGTTTTAGCCGCTATTTTTTTTGGCTGCTTCACGAACTGCTTCCCGGCAGCAGTCCCTTTTCTCTTTGCTTTGGTGGTCGCTGCATATTCCTTTGCCGACAAAGACTTGATCGCTTTCTCCGGTAGATAACGCTCTCCTGTCTTGCTGGAGGGCTTGCCTGATTTGGTTCGCCATTTCTGTTTACTCCACTTTGAAAGTTTATTAGTAGATTTTTTCTTTTTGCCGCTGTAAGTTCCACCGGCATCTTTGTAATACTTAACGGCAAGTTGCATAGCTCTGGCAGAGTGTTTACCACCCATCTTACGCTTTGCTCTGGCCTTTGCCGCCGCCCACTTCTTTGGGTCACGCTTGGTAGCTGTGCCGCCTTTCTTACGCTTAATCATTTCTTATGTATCTTCTGAACTTGAAAGCTGGCTTTTTTGGAAGCACCTTTATGAGCTTTGTAACCACCAGCAGGATTCTTCATAAGTTTAAAGCCCTTGCCAGATTTCATCCAGTGATATCCTTTAGGAGCATCTACAGCTTTTTTCATTAACATCTCCACCGTTTACGAGCTTGTCTTAATCGACTGTTAGGATTCTTAGCAGCCTTCGGAAACTTCTTCATTTGTCCAGCAGACCTTGCACAGTATGACTTGCGCCTTGCTGCACGTTTGCCTGTAGGTTTCTTTTCAGTTACAGCAGTCTTGAGTTTAGAACCGGGGTTCTGCCTACGATACTTGGCAACACCCTTCTTGGTCATGCCAGCACCCTTTTTGGTAGGACGCTTCATGCCCCGACCAATGGTGATGCCCTTCATATTGCTAGGCTTTCTTTTTTTCTTTACTGCCATATGTGTACCTGTATCTGTTAGTTAAATAGTTACAAAGTTCTTGCCAGTAGTTATCAAAATTTTTATAATCATTTTTATCAGGTTTAATTTGACTGTAATCAATTAATGTACAGTCATCGTATCCTTCTTCTACAGACTTATTATATTTAGCAAGAAACTCCTCAGTAACCACGAAGCGCCTTACCGTAGCCTCGTACCTGTCCACCCATACGGCGCTTTACTTTGCCACCGTACTTTTTAATTTCAAAGCCGCTTGAAATTAATTCATCAAGCTCTTTACCAGTAGGCATCATCTCACGACCTCTGCGACCCAATCCCATTTCATCTCCTATAAAATCAGCAGGAGGAGCATACTCTCCTCTACGGCGTTGTCCCGTTCTCTTCTGACGTTTATATGTTTCTGGAGACATCTCTCGTTTTTTAGGCGTCAGTACTTTAGAAAGCAAATCACCCTGCTCTACTTCCTGTCCAGCCGGGCCGGTAGCACGGCGACGAGGAAGAACATCCTTTTGCCCTTCTCTACTTTCTTTAAGGTCTTTTTTATATTCCTCTATAAGCTTGTTATATTCTGCCTGTTCAGCAGGAGTTCGTTTTACTTTAGCCTTCTTCTTCTTTTTCTTTGGCTTGTCAGCATCTTTAGCTTCTTTAATAAACCTTTTTTGTTTAGCATCAGAAAGTTTTTTAAACTCATTAAGTTTCATGCCAGCTTTTTTAGCACCCATCTTCTGATCAGGCGTTGCGGCTTTTACACCTCTAGCCTTACGCTTACGTCCACGCCCACCTTTACTTAAAAGTTTTGCCGCTGCTGCAACCATATCAAATCTCCTCAATACATTTTCTTAGAATAAGTGGCTTTACCAAAACCACGTTTAGCGGCACCACAGCCACGAACATATCTTTTCTTTTTCTTCTTGGTCTTCTTTTTTATCTGACCACCTTCTTCAAAAGGAAGAGGTACTCCTGCTGCCATTGCTCCAATTTTAGCTATAGTCATTGCAGTTTGAAGCCCTTTATTTCCACCGCCACCGCCACCAAAGGACTGCATCGGTTGCTGTATTATGCTAATGTCATCACCTTTAACAGCCTCACCTACTTTTTCTTCATCTTCGTCTTCTTCGTATTCTTTTAGAAGCTCTTCAAAAAGGCTTACATCATCTTTATCATCTTTAGCCATATTACGATCCTCTCAGTTCAGAGCGTTGTCCTCTAAGCGCAGCACGTTTTCTTTTGCCAGCTTTTTTAAGACGACCGCCTTTTTTAAAACCACCAACTATATTATCAGTAAAATCATATACTCCCGGCATATCATAAGCACCTGAAATACCGGGATCGGGTGTACCCTTAAAAAGGTCTGTAAGGCCTTTCATAATTGCACCAGTACTATCTTTCCTTCTTTTAGCAGAAGGTATTGGAGCTTTTTGCATTCGAGGCATCTTGTCGCCTGTAACAGGTCTTGATCTTTTACCAGCCCTTTTTTTATCTTTGGCTTTCTGTGCTTGTATTTTAGCTGCAAAATCAACCATATCAGTTACCTCTAAGTTCTGCTCCAAAGCCTCTTTTAGCTGCACGTTTACGACCAGCAGGTTTTTTAGCTACGGCCTTCTTACGAACAGGTGGCTTCTTTGCAACAGCTTTCTTACGCACAACAGGCTTTTTCTTTGCTACAGTTTTTTTCTTTTTAGGTGCGACCTTTTTCTTACGAGCAACACGCTTCTTCTTTTTCAGGCGACCGCCCTTCTTTTCCGTGTATATGTCTTCTTCAGGAAACATTCCTTCCTGAGTAGTATCAATTTCAACAATACCTAAAGGAGTCATAACATTAGATTTGCGAGGAGCTAAGTTTTCAATAAAGTATTCACGAAGAGTTTCGTAGTCCCGTCCTTCATTATCTCTCATAACTCTTTCTTGTATTACATCATCGTCTATACTAATACCCGTTGTCGGGTCCAGATTAGGATCATAGCCCATACCGGGACGAGGCCTTGCAATAAATTCTTCTTCAGTAGGTATTCCGGGTAGCCGTCTTGGAGAAAATTCTGCTTCAGTGGGTATTCCGGGTAGCCGTCTTGGAGAAAATTCTGCTTCGGTAGGATTTCTGCCGGGAAGCGAAGGAGCGCCTCGTAATTGATTATCGGCTGACCCAATCCGTCGAGGACTAGTTGCTCCAACCGGCCTTTTAGGCAAACGTCTTTGAGATATAGTAGGACGTTGCCTTTGGCGTGCAGCAGCAAATTCTGCTTCAGTGGGATTTCTGCCGGGAGGAGACATTGACCTAACTGCTTCCACTAAAGCATTTCTTCGATCAGCCTCACTCATAGGTCCAAGATCAGTTCTTTGTCTTTTAGCTCTTTCTTGCTTGGGTACACGAGGTTTTCTTTCGGGGCGTGGAACTTTAGGAGGAGGGCTTCCAACGCCAGCTTCCGCTCTGGCCTTGCCTATTGTCTTTTGAAGTTTCTTTGGAACAGGCAAACCTCTGGCAATAAGTTCACGAACAACTTTACGAGCTTCCGCACTGTCAGGATTTTTTGCTGCCTTTTTAGTTAATTCCGAAAGCTTATCTTGCTTTACAAATTCTAGCGGTCGTCTTGCCATTTTATCTCCTCCAAGCTGCTTGCCAACTCTGGTAATATAATCTCTAGTTTCTTTAGGGAGATCGCTTTTGTTTCTACCAGAAGCTATCCATTTATTAGCCTTTGTTGGTCCATAGTTATAGGCAACAAGTGTCGCCTCAAGATCGCCACCATAATGATTAAGCAATGCCATAGCATAATCTCTACCTACTCTGGTATACTCTTCTTCGCTTTCATCACGAGCAGGTTTAACTCTGTATCCCGGTTGACGTGCCGTTGCTGGCATAACCTGCATACGGCCTCTGGCACCTTTAGGACTAACAGCGTCTCTACGACCGCCGCTTTCAACCTGTTCAATAGCTTGTAAAAGTCGATCTCTTGCAACCATGATTAGTCTTCTACTTTAAAAGCTTTACCCTGTTCATAGTCTTCATCAACTACAACATCCTGCGGCGGGCCTTTTACTTGTGGTCCCTTACGTGCAGCACCGTAGCCTTGTCCTGTAGGACGACCTACGATCTCGTCAAGATCAATAGGGCGTTTTAAAAGTGTATGTGGTCCGGGCATCTAACTTCTCCTTTTAATATCCACGCATGGCTTTGCCATACCCTTTTTTAATCATGCCGCCCATGCGACGTTTTACTTTACCTCCATACTTCCTATCATATTCATCAGGAAACATAAACTTAGGATCAGTATCAAAGGTTATTCCATCTACTGTACGAATATCCGGTCGCATAGATTCCGATGCAGGAATAAAGCGTCCTTCTTTATCAAAATAAGCTCGATCACGATTAGGGTCATTTTTAACACTCAGTCTTGCAGCTTCTTTAGCTTTAGCAGATGTTTGTGATTGACCGGCTTTCTTCTTCTTCTTCATGCGATCTTTTTTCATAGCCATCTAACTTCTCCTTTTGCGTTTCTTACGTTGTGCCTCGCTAAGTGCGATAGCTATAGCTTGTTTCCTAGTCTTAACTTTTCTACCGGAGCTACTTTTAAGTTTGCCCCGTTTATATTCGCCCATTACTTTCTTAACTTTTTTCTTACCGGGGCGAGTAACTTGTTTTCTTATGCTGGAGCGATTAGTCATAACATGCGGCTACGATAGCGTTACCATCGTTACCAGAAACTTTCTTGCCCTTAGTTTTGCCAAGATCGCCGCCATGACCATATTTATAAACTTTACCGCCACCTTTAGCAAAACCCATTTTATTGCGAACAGGTGTGGGAAGTTTAGAGAGGCCGGGATTTTTAGCTTTATCTACAGCCTTTAGTGGGCCTCCACCTTTACGTTTTACCATTCCGCCGCCTTTCTTTTCTTCAAACTTTTTACGGTTTTTACGTGACTTGCTCATTTCTCTTCGTCGTGCTGCGTTTACATTAGCCTGTCGAATCTGAGCAGGTGTAGGTTCAAAACCCTCAACTATCTCGCCGGTCTGCATAAAGTGAGCAACCTTATCTTTCACGCCAGAAGGATTTTTTTCTCTTTCAGCCTGAACATTTTTCCTACGAGTCTGCGTAGCTTTTTTTCTTGCCGTTTTTGTAGCATCTTCGTCTGCGGCTCTAATCTTGTCAAGCTTTGCTTGAGCATTATCTCGTTGTTTTTTAGTTTTAGACTTGTCTCGTATAATAGCTTGAAGCCGAGCCTTCTCCTTACCAGCTTCACGGCTACTCTCACTACCACCCGCAACTTGCGCTCTGGTCATTTTTTCGCCACGAGTTTCAACCTTACCAGCCGCTCCACTTTCTACATCATCCATTGCTCTTTCTTGTTTGCGGCGAGAGACGTTTTGATTTTCAGGCGCAGGTGCAGAACCTTTTTGAAACTTGCCACGACCATGACCCTTTTCATCAGAGATAGGTTTTGATGTTGGTTTTTTACCGCTGGTAGTTTCTACATTTCCACCCTGCTGACCAGATTGTTTGCGTGTTGGTTTTCCCCTACCTTTTAATCTTCGGACAACTTCTTTTGGGTCTAGTAGTTTACTTGCTAACCTTGCCACCATGTGTATTCTCCTTATGATCCTGCTTGTGTAATTGTATTAGGTCCACCAGCAGGAGAAGCTGCAACTTCCATGTCATCCTGTCTAGTTCTTCGGGCCTGATTACGAAGAGTTTGAATTGCGTTTTGATATTCTGTTTGCCATACCTGAAGAGTTTCCCAATCCTTCATGTACATGGTAGCTTCTATGAGGCAACCATAAAATAAGGCATCGTAACAGTATTCACTAAAGTAGTTACTGGTTGTAACACTTGTGCCTGTTGCCGATGCCAATGCAAGCGGTTGGGATGCTGTTTGTATTTCAACGGTAGTAGCTGAAACTGGTGTAGGTACTATCTTAATACTGGAGTTAGTGCGTCGTGAATAATATCTGGGCGTTCCTGTGGAGGCACTGACAGGCCAATAATCATTTACATACTCAGTGGTACGTTGCAACAAATTAGTTACAGTAGTTCCTGTGCTTACTGTATAGTTTACATTGCGAACAATGCGTACACGATCATTCAGAGAAACAGTGGCAGCGTTTCCTGATGAAACCGAAACAGTCGTAAATTCATCCAGACCTACATCATCAAGGTCTTTTGTAATACGAAATTCTGCCTTGGTAATGAAGTAAGGAATTTGCGTGGCAAACTCCGTTGAATCATTTTCAGTCGTATTAATTAGGTCTGTTTTTAAGTATGCATAGTTAGGCATGACTAGCCAAGCATAGCAGTTAGAACGCAACCATCCGTAGGACCAGAAACACTGACCACACCATATATGGCAACACCCATGTCACCAATGTAAATGTCAGACGCTTCGTTGGCTGCTACCTGAAACTTAATAGCCGTACCTTCAGCAGTCTTATTTGTAATCTGACGTTGGCCCTTAATCGAATAGGAACCAGCCGCTGTTGCCAATGCATGAATAGCCATGATGCGAGTGGTGCTTGGAATATTAGCATCAGCAGTTCCATTGCTCCCTACAGTCGTATCATCTTCAACATATTTAAGAACGGCATCACCAGTAGCTATTGCAACTTTAATATTTGTAGCCATTTATTTCTCCTTTAAGAATAAGAAGAGAGTGGCCGAAGCCACCCTCCCTTATTTTGCTGATTAACCAGCACTACCAAACCAGCCACGCCAATCCGAGACGCCGAAGCTGTAACGCTCACGGGCCTTGAACCGAAGGTTGCCGGTGTCGAAGTCCGGTTCCATCTTGGTCTGAAGCGGCGACCGCACAAACATTTTCGTGCCGTTCGGAACGTCCGTCTTGACAAACCATGCATCCGTATCAGTGAAGCGACGATTAATGAAGTAACCTTCAGGAACCATGCCCATGTGACGGGTTGCGTTGATGGCGTTCGTGTTCGGGTTCGCATCAGCAGCACTCGTCTGAGTGTTACCGGGAGACGAAAGAACACGATCTGCAACCGCCCAGTAATCAACCGGGATATGCAGAGAAACAGCACTCGCACCAATCAGAATACCACGATCATCCTTGATCTTCTGAATGGAGGTAAGCGCAGTTTCAAGAGTTGCTTCTGACAGGTCAGCCGCACCAAGAAGGTTGGACTGATTACCATCAGAAATAGTCGGGTGAGAAGCGGAGAAGAACGCAGCACCATCACCAATGGTGTCAGAGAAACCATTGTTGTAGATGTTAGCAGCCTTCACCTGCTTCGTGTTCGCCATTGCACGGGCTAGACCCCTTGCACGAAGTTTAGCGAACGTGTCATAAAGATTGTCTTCCATCGCTTCTTCGGTGACGGCAAAAGCAAGCGCAACGGTTTCCGCTGTGTAACGGGCCGTGTAGCTTTCCTGTGCGTCATCATAAGAAACCGATGCACCCTCTCCTTTAGTAGGAGCGGTGCCGAAACCAGTGAAGAGAACTTCTTCTTCAAAGGCACGGTCAGAGTTTTCAATATCATAGAGAGGCTCATGTTCGTTGTTAACCTCTCCATACTCCATCCCAAAAACGGCGTTAAGACCGGGAAGGAGTTCTTTACTAATACTAGCTCTATTAATAGCCATGATAAATCCTCCCTATTAAGCCGTTGACGCCGTAGCCGTTACAAAACGGTCACGGTGATGGTTGAGCCATACTTCCACAATCGGATACGCATCAGAGTCCTTTTCATCAGGGAACTGAGCTTTACCAATCACACGAACGGCAGCAGCACCTTCTG